GCACAAGATCAATGACGCCAGAAGATCTAGCCACACTTTATAAAACGCTCTTTGCCACAGCAGATGGCCAGCGCGTTATTGAGGATCTTGAACACAGATTTCATATACATGGGTCAACATTTGGTAATGACCCAGGCGAAACAGCCTATCGTGAAGGGCAGCGCACGGTGGTGCTATTTATCAAAGCAATGCTGCTGGAAACAAAAACAATACAGGAAACTTAAAACATGAGTGAAGAACAGGTAGCGGAGGTCTCGCAAGAGGTAGCCCCGTCTGTCGCTGATACAGAAGATTGGCGCTCGCAGATCCCAGAAGACATTGCTGGGCATAAATCATTAGAACATATACAAGATGTTGGCTCTTTGGCTAAGTCTTACGTCAGCGCACAGTCTATGATTGGTGCAGATAAAATTGCGATACCAGGTAAGTATGCGACGGACGAAGATTGGGCAGAAGTTGACACGCGATTAGGTCGGCCAGAAACGCCTGACGGTTACAATTTGGAAAACAAATTACCCGAAGGTATTGAGGCAGATGAGCAAATGTTATCGCAGTTTTCAGAAATGGCGCACAAAGTTGGTCTAAGGCCTAACCAAGCGCAGTCACTTCTGGACTGGTACAACACAACAGTTGGTGAAACGACACAGTTCCAGGCAGCAGAATACGAGGCTACACAGCAAAGCATTGAGAAAGATCTTCAGCGCGAGTTTGGCCCAGCATATCAAGATAGTTTAGATAACGCCGTTGGTATAACTGCTCAGTTTGGTTCTGAGGAAATGACCGAAATTATGTTGGCCGATGGTACCAGGCTAGGCGATAATCCAGATTTTATTAGAATGAATGTTGGCATTGCTAACTTCATAAGTGAACGCATAGGTGAAGATACATTAGAGGGCGTGAAAACAAGCGGTCAAATGACAACCGCTGACATTCAAACGCAAATAAATGATATTGATGCAAATCCAGCCTATATGCAAAAAGGGCATCCTCAACAGCCGTTCTTAGTATCAGAGCGATTGAGGCTGCAAGAAATGCTTAACAACGCAATCGGATAAGCACACTGCCCCGAAGCAACGTTAGCTAAACCAGGGATAAGCTTTACGCCCCCAACAACCCAAACCATACATCGTCCGATTTTCGGGTAGCGATACATTTTGTCAACGCAACGTGAAAGGAACTCAAATGAGTACACAAATCACCACAGCGTTTTCACAACAGTTTTCTTCGAACGTTACGCTGCTATCGCAGCAAATGGGTTCTATTCTGCGCGCTGGCGTAGATGAAGAAAGCGTCACTGGCGAGAAAGCATTCTTTGATCAAGTTGGTGCCGCAGCTGCTGTAAAACGCACGTCGAGACATGGAGATACACCATTAGTCGAGACACCCCATAGCAGACGTCAAGTCACCTTAGAAACATATGAGTGGTCAGATCTCATCGATGATGCGGATAAAGTCCGTATGTTGATCGATCCAACCTCTACATATGCAAGAGCAGCTGCTGCTGCGATTGGTCGTTCTATTGATGACGAGATCATTGCTGCTGCAACAGGTACTGCAAAAACTGGTAAGTCTGGTGGAACATCCACAACTTTACCATCTGGCAATCAAATTGCTGCTGGTAGTGCGGATCTTACATTGGCAAAGCTTATCCAAGCTAAAAAGATTTTGGATAACAACTCTGTCGATCCAAGTATCCCACGCCACATTGCAGTAGGACCAGATCAGATTGAGGCGTTGTTAAACAACACCACAGTCACAAGCTCTGACTTCAATACAGTCAAAGCGCTTGTACAAGGCGAAATTAATTCATTCATGGGCTTTCAGTTCCATGTGTCTACACGCCTTGCGAAGTCTGGTAATGACCGCACATGTTTTGCTTGGGCCGAAGATGGCATCAAGTTAGCAGTCGGCAAAGACGTAATGTCACGTATCGATGAGAGAGCTGACAAATCTTATTCTACTCAGGTGTACTATTGTGCCACATTTGGTGCCACCAGAATGGAGGAAGATAAGGTCGTTTCCATCGTATGTGATGAATCAGCATAAGGAGATAAAGCATGGCTACTGTTTATTCTGATGTTCGCACGTCACTAACCCAAAACGATCCAACCGATATGGTCAAAGCTAATCAGCTTGGCGGTGAAATGCGCGTAGCTCGCGCAGAGTATGAAGCATCTTCATTGGCATCTGGTGATGTTATTGAAATGTTTGCTCTGCCAAACGGCGCACGTATTTTGTCAGGCACATTGGCTCATGATGCGTTGGGTTCTTCAACCACATTGTCAGTGGGCTTTGCTGCTCACACTGACAAAGACGGAACAGCTGTTTCAGCATCAGCCGCTGCCTACAAAGCAGCAGCAGCTTCAACTTCAGCACAGATTGTGGACATTGCGGCCACACTCGCGTTGCTTAACGGAGAAGAAGTAAATGCAAATGAAGACGGCAAAACTGTAACAGTTACAATGGGCGGTGCCGCTGGCACGGGTACTATTGCTGTTACCATGTTCTGGGTACAATCATAACAGATCGGGGCGGCATGACCGCCCCGTTTTTCATTAGGAAAAAATATGGCCAGTAAAGTTACCATAGCAAATGCTGCATTGCATCAAATAGGCGCGACACAAATCACAGCGTTTAATGAAGATAGCAAAGCGGCTAGAATAATAAATGATCGTTACGATGTTGTAAGAGATAGTGTGTTTCGCGCGCATCCGTGGAATTGTTTGACAGTTCGTGTCAAAATATCAGCTGATGTGGCTACGCCAGCATTTGGATATGCTAAACAGTTCACTTTACCTACAGATCCATTTTGTTTGCGTGTTATAGCGCTATCAAATCCTAATATTGTTTATCAAATAGAAGGCCGTAAGTTATTATCAGACGAAGACGAAATAGAGCTAAAATATATTGGCCGCGTTACTGATGTTAGTACTTACGACACACTTCTTAGCGAAACGATAAGCGCAGCCCTGGCGCATGACATTGCATACCCATTGGTGGGCAGCACAACACTCAGCACTGTTTTGTATGAAAAGTATTTACAAAAACTAAGCGAAGCGCGCTTTATCGATGCTACAGAAGACAATCTCATTAATGTAAACTCAATTAGTGAAAGCCACATTTTAGAGGCTAACACCTTTATTTCTTCACGGTTCTAATGGCTAAAGTAAGTCCAGCCTTTACAAGCTTTTCTGCTGGTGAGTTTTCGCCGAAGCTGGACGGTCGTGTTGATTTAGAAAAATATCTAAAGGCCGCTAAAAAGTTACACAACTTTACTATTCAACCGCAAGGTGGTGCTACGCGCAGACCAGGATCACAGTTTGTACGAGAGGTAAAAAACAGCGCACACAATGCCAGGCTCATACCTTTTGAGTTTAATGTTGAGCAAGCCTATATTTTAGAATTTGGAGATCAATACTTTAGGGTCCATAAAGATGGCGGCACGGTTGTATCGAGCGGTACGCCAGTAGAATTTACAACACCTTATCTGCACACAGAGTTAGCAGATCTCAGGTTTACGCAATCAAATGATGTAATGTATGTTACGCATCGTAATCACCCTGTTAAAAAAATAACACGCACGTCACATACGGCTTGGACAATAGCAACGGTCGATTTTGTTCGTGGCCCGTTCTTGGATATTAACCCGACATCTACCACGATAACAGCAGGTGGTCGTACAGGAACAGTAACACTTACAGCAAGCGCTAGTTTGTTTGCTTCTACAGACGTAGGTCGATTAGTTAAACTGCATCATGGCTATGCAAAAATATCGTCGTTTACGAGCGCTACAAGTGTTGATGCTACGGTTTTAGAAAATGAAAAAGGCTTAACTGAATTAACGCCAGCGTATACTGCTAGCACAATATCTTTTCATGAAGGTGATCCTAGCGCTACAGGCAATGAACACAACGACAGATTAGAAGATACAGCTGGTAAATTTGTGGATGAGGGTTTTGAGGCTGGTATGCAAATCAGCATTACGGGATCTACCAGCAACAATATAAGTAATGTATTAATAGCTGAAGTAACATCTACAACAATGTTACTAGAGCCTGGCGCTGATTTAACTACAGAAGCAGCAGCATCTGGTCACACTGTTACAGGTGATTTAGTTGCTGACGAAAATTTTAGATTAGGAGCTTTTTCAGAAACAACAGGTCATCCTGGCGTCGTTGCATTACACGAACAAAGATTGATTTTTGCTAATACAACCAATCAACCGCGCACGTTATACTTTTCAAAGTCCAGCGATTTTGAAAATTTTACAATAGGTACAGCGGATGCAGATTCATTATCGTTTACATTAGCAAGTGATAACGCAAACGAAGTTAGATATTTACAACCTGGACGGCATTTGCAAGTCGGCACGTCAGGTGGTGAGTTTACGGTTACCAGCTCAACAGAAGGGCCATTAACGCCCACCACAACGCAAATATTAAAACAAGGCACTTATGGATCAGCAAACGTGCAACCAGTATCGGTTGGTAATGCTACGCTTTTTACGCAAAGAGCTAAACGTAAAGTGCGTGAGTTTGTATTCGATCTAAGCTCTGATAGCTACCAGGCACCAGATATAACGCTCTTGGCCGAGCATATTACCGAAGGTGGTATCAAAGAGGTTGCTTACCAACAAGAGCCTGACAACGTTTTATGGTTTGCCCTGGATAATGGCAAAATGGCTGCACTGACGTATAGACGTGAGGAAGGTGTGGTAGCCTGGCATAATCATGTGTTGGGTGGCTATTCTGATAATTGCACAGTGACGGTTACAGACTATGCGAACATAGCAGTCGGCACGACATTGATATTTACAAAGTCAGACGGCACGACAGTTACATTTACATCTGAGGCTGCTGGATCATCTGCGCCAGCATCGACGACAGGATTTAGACCAAACACAGATAACAACACAACAGCCGATAATATTTTCACAGCTATAAATACACATGCTGATTTTACAGTGGCTAATCCAGCTGCAAATGTTGTGACAATAGAAGAAACTAGCCCGTCAGCTGGCGGTGTTCTTAGCGTTGTAAGTTCTGACACAACGAGATTAGCCACAACAGATCAGGCCGTGGCCGCTGTAGAAAGTGTAGCATGTGTGCCTGGAGATCTTGACGAAGATGATTTTTATATGGTGGTCAAGCGTACCATCAATAGTAGTACAAAAAGATATGTAGAATATTTGGCTAATTTAGACTTTGGCGATAATGTAAGAGATGCAAAATTTTTAGATAGTGGGCTAACTTACAACGGCTCACCAGCAAACTCTATATCAGGACTAAGTCACCTCGAAGGGCAGACCGTTGGCATATTAGCTGATGGCGCGTTTCATGATAATAAAGTTGTATCGTCTGGGGCTGTATCGCTTGATTTGCTGGCTTCAAAAGTGCATGTCGGATTGCCTTATCTTAGCACATTACAAACAATGCGTATGGACGCTGGATCTCGCCAGGGAACAGCGCAAGGTAAAATAAAACGTATACACGAAGTCACAGTACGGTTTTTTAGAACGGTAGGCGCAAAGGTTGGTACGTCAGAAAGTGAATTAGATCCGATCTTTTTTAGATCCGCATCGGACCCAATGACATCAGCTATCGAGTTATTTGATGGCGACAAAGAAGTAGAGTTTCGTGGTGGTTACGATCAAGACGCACACATAGTTATACAACAAGATCAACCGTTGCCTATGACAGTGATAGGCTTGTTCCCACGTTTAATAACGTTTGATGAATGAAGGTTATAGATTACAAAAAAGAACATTTTGATGACTTGCTTGATGGCGATTTATCAAATGGCACACAAAAATTCTTGTACGCAAAACGGTACGCTGGGGAACTAGAACACCCTGGGTGGAGCTACACGGTAATAGACAACGGTCATTTAGTTGCATGTGTTGGCATATCGGAAATGTGGCAAGGCATGGGCGAAGCTTGGTTTGTTGGATCAAGTCAGCTCAATAAAAAATCTAGATCATTTTTGCGACTAGCAAAGTCAGGGATCTACGAAAAGGTAGCGAACGAACACGGCTTGAGAAGAGTGCAAGCTGCGTGTTTAGCAAGTTGGCCAACAGCATTGCGTTTTGCAAAATTCATGGGCTTTCAAGAAGAAGGCTTGATGAAAGCTTACGGTCAAAATGGTGAAGATTATATAAGAGTGGCGTGGCTAAATGGACCCAATTAAATTAATGGCAATGGCTAGCGCTGCTAGCTCGGCAGTGCAAGCGGTTGGCGCAATGCAAGAGGGCAAAGCAAAACAAGAAGCCCATGAGTATAATGCTGCTGTAAATGATCGTAATGCTGAAGCTGAACGCATCAATGCTGAACGTGTTGAGTTTATTGAAACGGCAAAAGTTGAACGATTTAAAAAGAAGTATCAAGATTTTGCTGACGCCCAGCGCATGGCCTTCGCGTATAATAATATTGTAGCAGATACGGGAACAGCACTAGACGTGCAGCTTGCGTCAGCGCGTGAAGCAGATCAAGAAATCGCTAGCAATATTTATAATATTAAACTTGGTAAGCAAGCGAGAGAAGAGTCAGCGCTAAACCAAGAGTTAGAAGGCAACTTACAACGCATGTATGGCACAGTAGCCAGGCGCGCTGGTATGATGAGAGCTGGCCAGTCATTACTTTCTGGCGCAGCAAATTATGGTAAAATAATGGCGTTCGCATAATGAAAGTTCCTGAGTACAGATCACAGACGCAATTAAGCACTAATAAGGGCGCACAATTGCTATCAGTGCGCGCAAACCCAAGCGGTTTGTCTCAAGACATGGTGGCGCTGCAAAATTTGGGTGGTGAAATAAACAGGCAAGCTCTTTCTGTTTTGGAGCAGCTAGTCGGTGAAAAGCGCAAAACAGAACTTAATAATGCTGAGGTTATGTTAGGTGAAGAGCTAGCTTCATTGCAGCTCGAAGTTGAGCAAGAGAACCCAGCGACAGTCATGGGTGATGGGCCTAAAAGTTATAAGGCTAGGGCCAACGAACTTGTTAATAAAATATCTCTAGGTATTGATGACAGTGTCGTACAAAAGCGATTTAAAAATAACAGTAACTTAACTCTGGCAAACAATTCTATTCGTGTAAATGCAAACGCACAGAAACGTATATATGACCAGGCCTACGCTAGTGAAATAGAATTAGCCAACTCATTAAAAAGAACAATTGCATTAGGGCCAGATGCTAGCAGCGCTACCGAAGTGAATGAGGCAAGATTAAAGCTGTATGGTGTAAATGCAGAAGGTATAAAAGTTCAGTCTTCATTATACGAAGGCATGGCTAGTCGTAATTTAATTAGCCAAGCAGATGCTGTAAAATTAGAAATAGCTTCACGGGAAGACATACAAACGCAAGAAGTGCGCGCAAAAATATTAACTGCAAAACAAGGTAACAACGAAAAAATATTAGAAAACCTTGTTGAAGCTTTAATGGACGGAAAGTTTAAAGACTTATCTGCTTCTAAAAGTTTGGATCTAGCTTCACAAGCATTAAGCCTTGCTATTGCGATAGACAATGAAAAAGAAGCGAATGAAAAAGCAGCAGCAGCTGCCGCTGCAAAACAAAAAAAAGATGACATTAAACAAAACGAAAGAGATCTATTAGCAAACGTTATAAATTGGAAAGCTGGCGGTGAGAAACCATCTTTGACTACAGTTAGACAACAGCTTAACGACAGCGAAATAGGAACATCAATAGCTAACACAGTTCTTGCTCACTTAACAGAAGAGGAAGAAGTTGTAGAAGACAGAGGTAAAACAATACAATTGTTGGATGACGCACGAAGCGCTGTAACCCAAGAAAGAATAGATGAAGTTAAAACAGAGGCTCTATCATTAGCTGAAGATATGAGTTTGGAGCTGTCTACTTTAGAAACTGTTCTAAGGGTGTTGGATACTTCAGAAGACGCTTTAAGAACAAACCAAAGTAAAAAAAATCAACGTGATCTTACAGTATACAAAGGGTTTTTAAATCAAAGATTTGGCTTTGATGAGGCAGGTATAAAACTTTCGGGTATTACTCTTGAAACTGACATGAACAGACAGGAAAGATATTTTGACGCAGCTCAAACGTATTACGAATTAGCATCAAGTGGTGAAATGTCACCTAAAGAAGCTTTTGAGCTTGTCCTTGAACAAATAGAAACGAGTCAAGCACGAAATTTGTCTTACTTGGGTTTGCCTAAAGAATTTATGGATACTTATTTTCCAACAGTAGGTAATAACCCAAATTTTAATTTTGCATTAACGCCACAATTAATAATGCAGGCGAAAGAAGCGTTAGACCAAAACAACAACATTTCGCAAGTTCAAAAAATGTTAGATTTAGAAACTATAGACATTTTGTATCAAGAATATTTGGCCACTATTAATACGGATCAACAATAATGGATGATTTTTTTGTCGATTATGTAAACTCGCGCCAAAAGCTAAAAATGGATAATAGCAAGTATGCGTTAAGACTAAACGATGCTTTTAAGATGGGTGTTGAGCCTGGTTATATTATTGAAAACAATATTCCTAACGATACCTTGCAAAAGGCCAGTGACGCGGATGGTCTAAGCGAAGATGAGTTAGTTGATCTTTCAACAGATCAAGGCGCTCGATGGGCTAAATCAAGCAAGCATATTTATAATAAATTTAAAGACGCTGGTCGTAATACAACGCGCGTCGGTTTAAAAATTATGCCAGCGCCAAAAACAGATGAAGAGTATGCGAAGTGGGGCATCGAGTTTCTAGGCCAGTTTAATTACAACATTCCTAAAATGGCAGCAGATTATACACGTTTGCGAAACATGGATGAAGAAACTGCGCTTAATTTTTACTTGTTGATGGAGATGTATGACCAGCTGCCAGACTTTACTTGGAACGGCACAAAAAGACTATTCAATGGTTTGGCAACAGATCCAACAACTATTGCTGGATTAGGTTCACTAGGGTTAGCTTTTGTTGGAAGGGCTGGCGCAAAACAAGCTACCAAAAAAACAATAATGGAAGCGGTCAAAAGCAAAATTAAAAACCCCTATGTTATAGCTGCTATAGAGGGTGGCGCTTACGGTTCTATTGACAATGCCTTGCGCCAGGGCGTGGCAATGGAAGCAGAAGTGCAAGATGAATTTAATGTACCTCAGAACTTGTTAGCTACAGGAGTTGGAGCAGCAGCTGGTCCAGCTATGGTTGGAGCTGTTGATGCTGCACCAGCAGTAGCTAAGGCTGTAGGTAATGGTCTTAAAGCGGCTAACACGGTAGAAAAATAAATAAATTAAATAGTTTGATTGAAGGACGCTCTGGCGTCCTTTTTTTATGCGAGGCTCAATGGCAATAGATCCACAAGCACCTAACGAATTAGCACAGCAAGCAACTGGCACTGGTGGCGTGACCAAAACCTTGA